TTTAAAAGTTAAATCCTGTGGTTGTTATGCAAGAAAAATACATTCTAAATGGATGAATAAAACTCAATATCCTCCAGCTCATGGAAAAAGATATACAAAAATATATATTCAAAGACAAGAATTGATACAGCAATGTTATAAAAAAGAAGATTTAGGATATAAATCTCATGGAGCTAAGGGTCATACTTTTTGCGACTTATGGCTAAATAGTATGGATGCATTTTATGATTGGTGTATAAAAAACGGATATAAAGATAAAAAAACGATAATTTTGAAAGATGGACAAATAGAATATTCACCAAACAATTGTATAATTATTGATAAATCTAAATTATTTTCACAATTATGCAAAGAAAGATTTCTGGAAAAATTCATATATAATAATATCGAATATACTATAGAAAAATTCTCCAAAGAATTTAATATACCAACTTATACAATTTATCGTAGAAAATCTTTAGGTTGGTCATGGGATAAGATTAAAAATACTCCTGCAATTAAATTTGTTCAAAAAAAATATAAATTTAATGGTAAACTATTAACATTAAAAGAATTATCAAAAGAAACAAAAATAAATTATGGAACTTTAGTTAATAGAATTAGAAAAAACTATTCTTTAGATAAATTATTATACAAAGGACATTTAGCAAATGAAGCAATAAGAAATTCAAAAGGAAACTTTTCAAATTTATAAAAAAAAATATAAAAAGAAGTATTTAAAAATGTTAATAGGATATGCTCGAATTTCAACAGATACTCAAGTACTTGATCAACAAGTTGATGCCTTGCTTAAATTTGGTATTCAACTACATGATATATATAAGGAACAGATATCAACACGAATAATTGATCGACCTATCTTTAATAATGTGTTGAAGTTTCTTAGAAAAAACGACACATTAGTTGTTTGTAAATTAGATAGACTCGGTAGATCAGTAGAAGAATTAATAAGATTAATCAATTTATTTCATCAAAAAGAAATTAACTTTATCTCTATATCAGATAAAATAGATACTACAACTGCTACTGGCAAACTTTACTTTCACATCGTAGCTTCTTTTGCAGAATTCGAACGTAATATAATATCTGATAGAACTCGAGAAGCCTTAGCAGCTTTAAAGAAACGAGGGATTAAACTTGGCAGACCTTTCATGTTAAATAATTCACAAAAAGAAATAATAGACAGACTATTAGCCGAAGGAAAAGCGAAACTTGAAATATCTAGGATAATAGGCATAAAATCAACAACACCAATATATAATTATTTAAGGAATAAGAAATGACAGATCCAAATAATATTGATAACATAGATTTTGGAGAAAATAGTGTCAGAATCAGGAATTGTTTAAAATGTCACAAAATAATTAATATTTACGATTTAAGATATTTTACATTAAAGGAAATCAAAAGATTTAGAAACATTGGACCAAAATGTCTTGAAATAATTTTGAATGTATTAAAAGAAAAAGGAATAGGGTTACAATTCAATGGAATGTCTAAAGAAGAATATGAAATATACGAAGGATTAAATACCATGATCTCAAATGCAGAATATTTTTATAAAGAAAGTAATGAATTAAAAATTAAATTCTTAGAACACATAAAAAAGCTGACATAGTTCAATAGTAGAACGCCCGACTTGTAATCGGATGGTTGAGGGTGCAAGTCCTTTTGTCAGCATATATAAAGGAATAAGAAATGATACAACACAAAATCTATTATGATAAAAATGGAAAAGAAATAGATCTTGAAACATGGGTAAATTTATGCGAAGACAGAAAATATACAATAATTAAACAAGAAAAGATAAACGATTATTTTATTTCTACTATCTGGCTAGGATTAAATCATGGTTTAATCAAAGGACAACTTTTGATTTTCGAAACTATGGTTTTTAAAGATGATGAAATTGTAGAAATGGAAAGATGTTCAACTTTAGAAGAAGCAATTGAAGGACATGAAATGATATGCAAGAAGTATAGTAATGAGCCTTACGTGCTAAAGGATTGGAAATGAAAGATAAAAAAGAACTAGAAGATAAAGCACAAGAGTTAATCGATCTTTATGAAAAATATATTAAAAATCATAAATTTGAAGCCTTGTTTCTTTATTCAAAAGAAAATAATTTTGGTTGCGTTTTTTTTGAAGGTGATTTTGAAAAAACCGAAAATGTTTATAATTTTGTAATTAACTATCAAAGAGTAATAAATGAAAAAACTAATCAATAAATATTTACTAAACTTTAACGGATACTGGAAAGCAGTTCACTTAATAGGATTTATCATTCTTTTAGTTCTATTAATAATCAAAGGATATTCGGGATTGATAGAATTTACCCATCCGATTGATATTCATGTAGAATTACCTACGTATGAAGGAACAGCAACTAGTCTCAGCGAAACAGATTGTGTCAAAGTAGAGCATGAACATTATCCAGATATTGAAGTGCATGAAGATGAAGACGGCATATGGGTTGAATATAAAGAAGAAGACGAATAAATGAAATTAATCCATTATTCTAATAAAGAAATTAAAAAATTATTAGAAAATTATCATTCTGAAAATTTTATTAAAACAATGCCAATGACAAAACCTATTGGTTTTTGGGTAAGTGTTAAAGGTGAAGATGATTGGCAAAGTTGGTGTGAAAAGGAAGGCTTTAGATTAGACGCCTTAAAATATCAATACGAAGTTAAATTAAAGAAAAACTCTAATATTTTATATTTAAAAACAATTTTAGATTTAAAAAACTTTTCTGAGAAATATAAATCAAAGTCATTAATGGCTTTAGAAGAAAATCTTGAAATAGAAAATGAAAAAGATAAACAAATTATTGAGGAAATATCCTCTTTTGCAGACAAATATTTCTCTGACTTCATTTCTTGGAATAAACTTAGATTAGACTACGATGGGATAATAATTTCACCATATCAATGGGATTTTAGATATACTACTTGGTACTATGGATGGGATTGCGCTTCAGGGTGTATATGGAATATAAATTCAATAAAAGAAATAAAACTAATAAAGGTACTAGATAAAATTGAATAAAAAAAACAACCAATTAAAATATAAAAGAATCCAACATTCTTGCGAATACTGCAATTCAACTTCAGATTTGTTAGTACATCATATTGACCAAAATAGAGAAAATAATAGCTTCTCTAATTTAATAGTTCTTTGTACATCTTGTCATGCTCACGTTCATAAAAGAATAACTAACATAAATAAGATGAGATGGTATTATATAACACATCAAGATCAAATGACATTTAACTTTGTAGGTAAATAATGGAAATAAAATATATCTGTAGGTGTTGTAAATTAGAAATCAAAGAAGAAATCAAAGAAACAGAATATGAAGAAGATAAAAATTATTATGAGACTTCTAAAGGTGAAAACGCATTATGCAAAAATTGTTTTATTAAATTGTATAGATTATTAAAATAGGACTGCAACATAATAGGTAAATAATGGAAAAAATAAATGAAAGAGACGAATTAATCCTCAAATCATTCAACGAAATAATATTTGAATTTGGAGAGAAATACAACATTTCACTTATAGAAATTTTAACACTACTAACAACTGAATTATTTTCTATAAGTGCTGAAAACAAAATCCCTTCCCAAATAATAAAAAAATCACTCGAAGCTAGTATAAAAAGATATGAAGAAAATGAAGTGCAATAAAGCCCCATAAAAAAATTCATTAGATTAATAATAAACTTCACTGCACTTCAATAATCAATCATCTCTTTTATTTTCTTCTACCTCTTTCAGAAAGTTATCTGCATAACTCTTAATGCAATAGTTACCTTCTATATCGGGATAGTTCTCTTTCATAAAATTAGTAAAATCATTAACAAAGTCTTTTTCATCAAAAAAAGAACCCTTTTCAAAACAACCTAAAACATTAAGTTGATAGAACTCAACTAATTCTTTACGTATTATCTTTTCTTCATTTTCCATACGTTCTTTATTTTCTCTAAGATGCTTAAAAAAATCAATTGGATTCATTTGTCTCTCCCAGAATTTTTAATATCTTCTCATTTTTCCTTAAGTTAATTCTACGAGTCTTTATTTTAGATTCAACTTCTTTAACGCAATCGTCCGCCTCTTCTTTAGTATCAAAGACCATGCTAAAAGAACTTAACCCTTTTACTTTAACCTGAGCTACCCATTTATTTGATTTCTTTTCAAAATAAACACTACCCATTTTGTTCCCCCCTAACACGATCGGCTATTCCCACTATTTCTTGTATTAAAATATCAACAGTTTTGTCAATCCAATCATTGCCCAAATTACTCGATTGAATCAAAATTTCATTTATTAGATTGGAAACCATTAATCCTAATATAGGTAACTCAGATTCTAAACCTAAATTGTTTTTCACCATAAAATCTTTTACACAAGCGTAAACAGACCTTCCAAGAAGACGTACCTGTTCATCACTTATAATACTTAAAAAATCACCTTTATTCATTTTAAAACCCCTTGCTTAAATAAAATTCCACCAACTCCATTACTTCATAAATAAAATAAGGAGTCCTTTCTTCAATTATACCATTTTCTTTGCAACTCATTTTTTAACTCCAATACTATAATTTGATAAAGTTTCATAGATTTCAGATTCATCTAAACACATATTTAGAGATGATATTAATTTTATTAAAGTCCACTTAGTATAATTCAATTTAAGAGAAAAATCTATTCCATCATAAATTTTATTATTTACATTCATTAGAGATTTCAACCTCTTTCTATATTCAACCTCTAGTTTATCTAATTCTTGTATATTCATCTTAAACCTTCTTGTTTGTATTTAATATGTAATTATTATGAAATATTACTGTAATTTAATCAAGTCATAAAAATTAATTGACATATAAATATCTAATACATACACGTTTAGTTAAGGGAATAAAACAAAAGTAAATATATGGTAATGGGTAGACCAACACTAACTGAAGAGCAAGTAAACAAACTATGTAAAGATATCATTGAATGGGCTCAGAGAGAAGATTCATTTCATTTAGCGGGATTCGCCTTAAGTCAAGGAAAGACAAGGACTTGGATTTATGAAACAGCCGAAGTTTATTCAAACTTTTCTGACGCTTTAAAAGAAGCGCGTGAGATTTTAGCTATGAGATATGTATCTGGAATGATGGTTAATAAATACAATTCTACATTCGGGGAGAAGTACTTACCTATCTATGACAAAGACTATAAAGAACTATTGAAATGGAAAGCAAGCCTTCAAAACCCAATAGATGATCAGGACAAAGAGATAATCATCAAAAGACAAGAATAAGCTTAGGTTAATAAATTGGAAATAGAAACAAAAATCAAAAAACTACCCAAAAAAGCAAGAGATTATTTAACAAAAGAACTTTTATATGTTCCTCATCTTTATATAGATAAAAATTTAAAACGCAAAGTCTTATATAAAAAGGATAAAAATGGAAATAGAAATAGCCTATAAACCCTACTGGTATCAGACTGACTTTGAAAATGCTATGTCTACAAAGAAACGAGCTGTTCTTTGTTGGGCTAGAAGGCACGGTAAAGATTATGCATGCTGGAATTATCTAACAATGCAGTCATTCTTTATTAAGGGCGTGTATTACTATATATTTCCCGAGTACTCACAAGCAAGAAAAGCTTTTTGGGACGCTATCACTGAAGATGGCAGAAGCTACCTCGATTTTATACCTAAGCAACTCATTAAGAGAAAATTAAATCATGAGATGAAAGTTCATCTTATTAATGGCTCTATCATACAAGTGCTAGGCTCTGATAACTACGACGCAATTCGAGGCACAAACCCTTGCGGTGTAGTTCTATCTGAATACGCATATCAAAACCCAAACGTATGGAAACTGATACTTGACCCTATTCTAACAAAGAATAAAGGTTGGGCGGTGTTTAACTCTACCCCTCAAGGCAAGAACCATTTTTACGATCTATTTAACTACGCAAATGAAAATACAGAAGAGTATTTCGTATCTAAAATAACTAACGATGACACTAACTTTATTTCAAAAGAAGAGATTGCAAGAAAGATAAAGCAAGGGATATCTGAAGAGTTCATTCAGCAAGAATATTATTGCTCATTTGATATTGGAGTTGAAGGTTCATATTACGGCAAGCTAATGCGAGACATGCTAAAAGATGGACGAATCTGCAACGTTGCTTATGACAAGAACTTACTTGTTTACACGGCTTGGGATTTAGGATTTACAGACTCTATGAGCGTTACATTCTTTCAAAAAAGAGGTAACGAGATACTTATCATAGATTTCTATGAAAATACTGGTTATCAATTATCTCATTACTTAGATGTTCTTAGATCTAAGGAATATACATACGGCAAGCATTTCGCCCCATTTGATGCAAAAGCTCACGACAGAACAGGAAATACTTTTGTTCAGATAGCAAGAAACCAAGGATTTATCTTTGAAGTATTGCCTCAGATGAAATCAATTCTTGGCGGTATCGAGAAGGTAAGAGGGGCTTTGCATAGATTCTATATAGATAAAACTAAATGTGATTTTCTTATTCGCTGTCTGCTTGAGTATCACGCTGATTTTGATGAAAACGCTCATGTGTATAAGAATGTGCCGAAACACAACTGGGCGTCTCACGGGGCAGACTCAATACGCTATTTAGTGCAATCGCTTGATTTTATAGGAACGGGCGGAATGACTAAAGAGAAACTAGACGAGCTTAAAAGGTCTGCTGTTTATGGATAGAGATAAGATCAGAGACGCTAAGAATTATCCTATACTAGATCTAGCAAATAGGCTCGGCATTGAAATTATTCATAACACTAAATGCAAGTGCATCAATCCAAATCATGACGACAAAAGTCCAAGTATGAGCTTTGATAGGAAAAGAAATATCTTCAAGTGTTTTAGCTGTAATACAACTGGAGATACTATTGCCCTTGTTAAGATGGTAACCAATAAAACTTTTAGGGATTGCGTAAGTTTTATAATAGGCGAAGATTTCAATACTGATATCAAGTTTAAACCAAAACCAATAATACAAGATGGACTTATATTTTTCTGTGATAAATGCAATAGAAAGATCAACAAGCTTGCATGGATGATTTTTTCTTATGAGGACACAAACAAGTATTGCGATTACTGCGCTACTCAGGTTTACAACTTGCTTGTATGGGAGAGTTTATATTTAGAAAATAACCAAAAAAGAGGACAAAATGAAAAAAATTGTGAAGAAACAAAAAGTTAACAAAGCAATTAAACCTAAATTAAAAAAAGAAACTGTTAACGAGATTAAAGAAGATGTATTTCAATCGATAGCAAAAGATCAGATTGCTAACTATAAAAAGGAATACCCTAAAGCTAAAGTTGAAGATTTCATAACAGCGCTTGTAAGAAGAATTGTAATACTGGAGCGTGCTACATCTGAATTAGTTTTACGATCCGAGATGATGCTTACACTAATAGATGTTATACGAAAAAATAAAAAGGTTGCTAAATCTAAAAAGAAATAGTATAAGAAAGATTTGGTGGGTGTTATATGTATCTAAATTCATTTCATAAGATATTTCACTTTGGAGATAAGGCTATACAAAATATCTTTTCTTCAGAGGTTGAAATAACTGAAAAAATAGACGGTTCGCAATTCAATTTTGGGGTAGTTGATAACGAGCTTAAAATTAGAAGTAAGTCTGCTGATATAAATGTCTCTAATCCTGAACAAATGTTTAAAGAGGCTGTTAACTATGTTGTAGAACTTTACTCTAACGGGCTACTACCTAATAACGTTGTGTTTCACTCTGAATATCTCAAGAAACCTAAACACTCAACGCTTTGTTATGAACGGATACCGAGCAATCATTTAATATTATTCGGGGTAGAATATGAAAAGGGTTGTATAAGTGATTATTACGATCTAACCATGTTTGCGAAGTTGTTGAAAATAGAAGTTGTGCCTTTGTTGTTTTGCGGTTTGGTTGATTCGGTTGAAGATCTTAAGAAGTTATTGGATAAGGATAGCGTTTTAGGCGGTGTTAAGATAGAAGGTTTTGTTGTTAAGAACTACAGCCTAGATGTAATGATTGGACAAGATAGATATTATCCGATAATGTGCGGGAAATATGTATCTGAAGGTTTTAAGGAAGTACATAAGACTAAATGGAGAGAGGACAATACGCCAAGCGGACACTTCCAAACTTACTGTGAAACATTCAAGACCGAGGCTAGATGGATGAAGGCTATTTTTAGGTTAAGGGATGAAAATAGATTGACTAATAGCCCGAAAGACATAGAGTTTATTATTAAAGAGATTAGAAAAGATATAATTGAGGAAGAGAAGGAAAATATTAAAGACTTCTTATATAAGGAGTTTAGTAACGATCTGCTAAGGGTAGCAACGCATGGCTTTCCTTATTTTTATAAAGAACATTTATTAAAACAAAGTTTTGGGGGTTAATATGTTTTGGTTTAAGAAGAAGCGTAAAAGATCTGTTTTATATGGTGATACACAGTATGAAGATTGTTTAACAGAACAAGAATATGTCGATCATAAATTCAACAACATAGAAAACGATTTAAAATATATAAAAAACGACATTAAATTACTGCAGCTATTAAATAGAGTAGTTTATCTATTGATCTACAAAGATTCGTTAACAACTATAAAGAATAAAAATGGTGAAAGACATCGTGTTTTGGCTGACGAGGCTAGAGAATATGCTAAAGATAACGGTTTTGAATATATTGGTTCTATTAAAGATGATGAACTTTGGGTTAAGAAGGAAAAATGAGCTGGATTTCAGTAAAAGACAAATTACCAGACAATGATTGTGAATGTTTAGTTCATAATGAAAAAGGTTGGATGCACTTAATTAGGGCTTCTTTTCGTTATAATTATAATGTTTTTATTTATCATGATATACACAGTCATGAAATGCTTGTATTAGAAGTAACTCATTATATAGAAATACCAGAACCGCCGAGGTATTTAAAATGAAATGGATATCAGTAAATGACAAAGACCCGCCTAAATATGAAGAAATATTGTTTTGTACTGCTGATAAAGAAGTTTGGTATGGACAATGTGAAGGTCATGAAAAGTTAAGAAAATGTACTTGGAAGCCAATTGGAATGGATTTATTTTTGGACACTGATTCAAAAACTGAAGATGAAAAAAGGGTAACTCATTGGATGCCGATACCTGAAGCTTCGGAGAGGTTAAAATGAAATTTAATAAAATTAAGAAAATCCAGAGAATATTACAAGCACATACAAGGAATAAACCTAGAATTAGAATTATTACAAAACATCAAGACGATTTACCGTTAGCTAGATCACTTGAGAAGTTATTAGATTACGTAATAACAACCAAAAATAATCCTTCTTATTAAACCAAACTTAAATATCTCAAAACTATTGCCAAATAAATAACATATTCATAACTTGCAAATCATAGGCTTAAAGGGGTTTGCATGGCTGAATATTCATTTAGAGGATTCGAACAATTTTATGTAGATGACGATAAAGACATACTCGGTAGAATGAAAGATATCTACCAAAATGTCATTCCAATTCAGCAGGCGGCTTGGGTTCAGGCTTCTATCGACGAAAGGTTTTATGCTGGCGATCAATCTTTATGGCAGGATGTTTACTCATCTATTCCGACATATAGAAGAAAAGATTACAACTTCAATAAGATCAAGCGTATCGTCAATATGCCATCTGGATATCAACGAAACCATAGAAAATCAATCAACACAATACCAGTCGAAAGTTCAGATGAAAATACAGCCAATCAGTTAAGCAAAACCCTTAGATGGGTTAATAATAACGCCAACACCTCAGATATTATTTCAGATGCTTTCTTAGGAGGCTCTCTTATTACTGGAATGAATCTTTTAAACGTCTGGATGGATTATAGAAACGATCCATTCTCAGGTGATATCTGTATCGATAACATTGGATATAATGGATATCTAATCGACCCATATTTTAAGAAACTTGATTTGTCAGACTGTAATTATGTATGGATTCGCAAATTCCTATCAAAAAAACAGATCATCTCATTAATGCCTGATCGTAAAGATGAAATCATCAACATGCAAGGCTATCAGAATAAAGATGGATATTTCAACTTCCTACCTGAAAACTATAACATAAGTATAAAAGATTTAATACCATACGATGAGTTTTGGTATTTAGATTTTAGAGAGGCTACAATATTATTAGACCCAGAGAATGAAGAAGCTCAGGAATGGAGCGGGCCTGAAGAAAACCTAAAACTATTCCTAAAAAGATATCCACACATCAAAGCCAAAAAGATACAGAAACAGAGCGTTAAGCTTGCAATTGTTGTTAATAATAGAGTCTTTTATAACGGTAAATCACCATATAAAATAGATAAATATCCTTTCATACCGGTAGTTGGATACTATCAGCCTGAACTTCCTTATTGGGAGTGGCGTATTCAAGGTATTATAAGATCGCTAAGAGACCCCCAATTTCTACTTAATAGACGTCAGCAGATTATTTTAGACATATTAGAATCTCAGGTTAATTCCGGCTTAAAGGTAATGGAAGATTCCTTAGTGGATGATAGAGACGCTTTCAAATCAGGACAAGGACAAGTACTATTCATCAAAAAAGATGCCCCAATGGGAATGGATTCAGTTCAGAAAATACCACCCGGACAAATTGGCGGTGGAATGATGGAGATGGTTACCCAGCTCAATACTGATTTAATGGATATATCGGGTATAAACGAGGAATTACTAGGCTCTGCTGAAGATGATAAAGCTGGTATCCTTAGTATGTTACGTCAAGGAGCGGGACTTACTACACTTCAGATATTATTTGATCATTTAGACACAGCAATGAAGAACCTAGGAAGACTTGAAATTGATTACATTCAGGCTAATTTTTCGCCTGCCAAGATCAAAAGAATAATAGAAGAAGAACCTACTGAGCAATTTTATAACAAGTCATTCCAAAAATATGATTGCGTTGTTGTCGAGGGTGTTGATACTCCAACACAAAAAATGCAGGCTTTCAAACAAAAACTGTATCTCAAGGAAATGGGTATTCCAATACCGACTGAGGATTTACTTGAAGAGGCTACTTTTGCTAATAAAGGCAAGACACTTGAGAAGATCAAAGCTCAAGAACAGCAACAGCAACAAATGCAACAGCAACAAATGCAATTACAGATGATGGAGTTGCAGTCTAGGGCAAACCTTGCTAACGCTAGAGCCGAAGCTGATATGGGACTTGCGACCGAAAGAAAACTAGAAGGTGTTAAAAATCTAAATCAATCTGAACTTGACAAGATTAGAGCAATCAAAGAACTGTATGGTATGGATTTAGATCAAATTCAAAAGGCTGTAGATATTCTAAATTCCTTAAGAGAACAAGAGGTTCAGGAAGTTAAAAACGTTGAAGAAACAAATAAGGTTCAAGTTGGGCAAGGAAATGCTAACTAAAACTCAAATATATAAAGATAGAAGAGATAGCGCTAATAGATATTGGGAACATGTCTTTAACAAAGCGTTAATGGGTGATTTAAACAAGCAAGAAATAATATCGGCAATGAGTTTATTAAATACTGCCGATAAAAATTTAATTAAATTGGAGTCAAATTTATGAAAATAACTTATGAAATAAATGATGATGATGAAATCAATAAAAAAATTTATAAATACGCTGAAGACATGTATTTATCGCTGGTTCGAATAGATCAGATCATAGTTGAGGAATACAAAGGCTTTACTAATGTTCATAAAGATAGGCTGATACAGCTTATCGAAAATGAATTAATTAAATCAAACATAAGGGATATAGAGTAGGTATTATGAAAAAATGTAAATCAAAAGTAGTAAGTCATTTAAAAAAGGACTCTAAGACTTGGAATAAGCTTTCTAAAGAGGCTAAATCAGAGTCTAAAGATGACAAAAAGTTAATTAAGGTTATCAAAAAAAAGGGTAAATAATGCCTGTTGCTTATCCTCTTTTCTTAGCTATATGTATGATCTTTGCGGTCAAGTTAATGATTGATGAGCAGGGGTTTGATTTTTACAATCCATATAGTAAAGAGGCTTATCTAAATGCTCAAAAAAAATTGCACGAAAGGTTTATAAAAAGAGAAGAGATTAGGAAAGACAAGAAACAGAAAGAAGATATGTTAGATAAAAAGAAGGAAGAAAATGGATACATTAACAAAAGTACATGTAATAGCTCTTGTGATAATAAATAAATTAGCTCAAGTTCTAGGGAGTGTAAAATGATTAAAATAAATAAGTTTTTACTAGCGTCAATAATGTTTATTTTACCTTCATGCACAGCCGTTATGGACTGGCAGACTAAATACCCAGATTCTATGTTTGAAGAATACTTAGAAGATCAGACAGAAGAATATACTGGTTATGACCTAGATTTTAGCCCATTTACTGGCAGTGAAAACCTAAATTTAGATTTACCGATTCCAGTAGAGTCATTAGTTAAATAAATCAAGAAGTCACTCTGATTTCTATTATTTTATTCACATAGCCGATTTTTATAAACATTAATCGGCTTCTTTTTTCAAAAATAATTTGCACAAAAATAACAAAAATATACCTTGAAGTTAACCCTTGAAGAAGAGGGCATTGTAACAATATAAGGAGACGAGAGGTATGAGATACCGAGAGTCACATAAAGAAGAAAATGAAGGCATGGGAAAACATGTTGATAAATCGCCAAGAGAATATATCAGCAATAAAAAAACCAATAAAGATGCTTCAAAAGGTAAACAGTACAAAACTGGTGATTTACTTTCTAAAGAATCAGACATCGTTCAAAAAGGAAAATATAACTATAAGGGCGAAAGATACGGAAGCGGTCTTGTAGGAAAAGAGAGCGATATTATTATGAAACAAGCTCCGAACTACAAATCAAACAGATATAAGTAGTAAAGGCGGATAAAATTGGAAAGTACTACAAGAACAAGAAAACTTAATATTACCTCTGATTATATAGAAGCGGGGGAGCTTGCTAATGAAATCGGTAAGTTCTATATGGAAGATCTAAAGACAGCGTTTGAGAACGGCAGGAAACACAAAAAAGACAAACTCTACTTCATAATTAAAACAGAAAAAGACCCGAGCGATCATCTAAAGGTATATATAAGGATAGGTATAACAGACAAGAAACTTGAATATCTTCAGGAATCTATTGATTTATGGGAGTATGACTATATAAATGACAAACAAAAGCTTTTATGGTCAATACCTCATCGAACAGATATGAAGAACTTCTTGGCTCATCCTGAGAAGTACACTAAAGAAATAATAGGTTGGATTCGTAAATTTCTAGACCAGAATCCTAACATCAATCTAAAAGACAAGTCTGGGATTATTCTTTTTTAATAATTTTTCTCCAATTTTTATAAAACGAAGGATAATCTCGGGCTTTTTACCAATTTCCTACCAATTGCTACCAAATCGGTAATTACACAATTCATGCACAAATATAAATCATAGATAAATACAGCCTACTTTGCCTTATTTGCACTACTTCCGTAGACAAATAAATACAGTCTAAACATCAAAAATAATCGTTTATTTCCTCACCATCTATTGCCAAATAAAAAACATAAAAATACATCTAAGTCATGAAACGCTTGTCGGCGTAAAGACTTGTATTAGCGTAATCGAGATTCGCTATCTCAAAAAAGGAGGCTTAAATGTCTAACGAAGAAGCTAAAGACGTTACTAATCAGGAGATCGTCAAACCTGAGGCAAATATTCAAGGGCAAGAAGACCATTCAGCTCAAGTTAAATCACCTAATGATAATAACCCTATAGAGGGTAGCAAGGAATATAACTTTGCGAAAATTAGACAGAAAAACGAAGAGCTTGAACGCAGAGTCAATGAATTAATGAAAAAGGAAATGGAGCGAAACGCGCCACCTTCTAAAGAAGAAGACGAAACCAGCTCGCTATCTGATGATGATATCCTAACTGTTGCTCAGGCAAGAAAATTAGCCGAGAAACAAGCTATGGAAATCTTCAAGAAAGCCATGGCTGAAAATGAAAAGGCTAAACTTCCTCAATTGACTAAATCTAAATTCTCAGATTTTGACTCTGTCCTAACTGAAGAAAACATAAGAAAACTAGAAACAGAAGAACCCGAATTAGCAGACGCCTGTTCAAAATCGGCAAATCCTTGGGAAGCTACGTACAAAATACTGAAGAAGTTTGTTTTGCCTCAGCAAGACGCAAAGACAAGTAAGAGCGATGAGAAAATGAAAGAAAATTTATCAAAGCCGCTATCTTCAAATGCAGTAGGGAGAGGCCCTCTTTCTACCGCTAACGTTTGGGCTGAAGCCTCTAAAGAAGATTTGTACAAAGAGATGATGGACGCTGCTCGTTTGGGATAAAACGAGGATAATATAAATGTCAACAAATTCAAACGTATTGCCAGCACCAGTGCAGCAAAAGTTTGCAGCTAAGTTGTTGTCTACTCCTCAAGCAAGATTGATTCACAAATTGGTAGCAACACCATATATCTTGCCTGAAAACTCAGGAAATATCTTGAGAATGAGAAGATACACAAGGCTTGAAACTGCTCCTGTGCCTGTAAACCCAGCGATGCTTAACCCACCTTCACAATTGCTAACAGCAGTTGATCTAGATGCGAGAGTAGACTGGTATGCGACTTATCTTATTATAACTAAGGAAGTTACATTAATTAATCAGGATCCCGTCTTGAACTCTGCAACTGCAAGGTTAGCACAATCAATGAGGGAAACTGAAGACCAACTTATCAGAGACATGTTAGAAGCAACAGCATCTATCATTAACTGTACAGGTGGAACAAATGGTGATAACCCTACCGAAATGGTTAGATCAGACATCGATGGCGTCGTAGCAACGTTGCAAAATGCTAACGGCGAATTTATTTCTGAGATGATCGGCGGAGAAGACAAATTTGGAACAGGCCCAGTAAGGGATTGTTATTTTGGTCTTTCAAGCACAAACATGATCGGACAATTCGAGAACGTTGCTGGCTTTATCAACAAGGCCCAATACCCTAATGATAAAGGGGTAAATGCGAGCGAATGGTGCTCCATAGGAAATATCAGATTTTTCCTAAGCTCAAGAGGCTCTTTAACACAAAACGCTTCTTTGCTTGGTGCTGATATATACAATAACTTCATCGTAGCGCAGGAATCTTACGGAACTGTAGACCTTACAGGTAGTTCAGTAAATTTCATTTACCATCCAGCCGGATGGGGCGACGACCCTCGTACGTCTTTGAATATCAAAGACATATACACCACAGGGGTCTTTAAATCTTCTTTAATTGACTTGGAGGTCGCAGCGTGAAGTCGGCGATAACAAGGGGCAAGCGTAAGCAGCCTGAGAGACTAAATAAGAAGAACTCGAAAGAGTGTGCGATAGTCCGAACTCTAAGGAAACTTAGAGAGGTAGCAGAAATGTCTACCCGCCTATTTATAGGTTTAAAAAGTAACAGAGTGTGTGAGTTAAGACAAACATGTGGTTTCAGATTTGGTTTTGCATCACGCATCACCAATGATTCTTGGATCATAAATTTACGCGCAACACTAGCTTAAGGAGGAGAATATGAGTACACCATTAGCAATGATAGCTCAAGGCTCTTTCGTATCAGGCGGAGTTGCGAGAAATATCCAGTTACCAAAAAGACCTGACTATTTCATGATTAAAAACAGATCACTTTGGGGTACTGCTCCAACAGCTGTCGTTCAATCTGAATGGTTTTTAGGTTATGGTGCTGGACAAGCTATTCACATTTCAGAAGGTGCTGGATCTGCTTTAACTGCTACTGCTACAGCAGCTGGCGGAGCTGGATTCACATTCGTTGATTTAACATCTCAAGTTCCAGGGGCTTTAGTTGCTACAGGAACAGCGATTACAAATGCTAACCCAGCAGTTGTATCTGACGCATCATCACCAACAGTTGGCGATATCGTTAGAATGATAAACACAACAGGAATGTTACAAATAGCTGGTATGGACTTTACAGTAACAGCAGTAACTGCCGGAGTAGATTTTACTTTAGGTTATTTAAACGCTGCTGGATTTGCTGCACCTGCTACTAACGCAGATTACAGAATCATACCTGCAAAATATTATTCACCTGCTAGATATTACATTACTGCAATGACTGCTGCTAACCCAGCTGTTATTACTGTTTCTGTAGCACATAACTATCAGATCGGTGATTACCTAACACTTCATATACCAGTAGCATTTGGAACTATGAATCATTTTGATGGAAGAACAGTAAGAGTTACTGCTGTTACCGCATCAACAATGACATTAGATCTAGATTCAACCGGTTTTGCATTTGCTTTCCCAACATCAGCCGTTGCTGCTGCTGGCGTTAGCTTTGCACATGTTACACCTGTAGGAGAAATAGCTACAAGCTTGTTATCTCCAATTGACAACGTAGGACTTTATGCAATGCATTTAGGAACTGCAGTTGTTGGCGCAGCTGGAAACATTATGGATTGGGTTGCTCTTGGAAAAGACAACAACTAAATAAACTTAAGTGGGGGCTTTTAGCCCCTGCTTTTTAACTAAAGGAAGAGAAATGAGTTTTGTAAGAGAGATAATAACAAGCAAAAAACAAAAGCTAAGCGACGCAGAAAAGATTGTTGCTGAAGACAAAAGAATAGAAGCAAGAGACAGAGATTCTCAATTGGTAACTGGAATATTTAAAAATCTGGAAGTTCCAGGTGGTGATCTAGAATTTTCATATAAAATGTATAAAGAAGAAAATCCACGAATCTATTCATTTCTGGATGGTCAAAGCTACACAATACCGCTTGGAGTTGCTAAGCATATAAACAATATGACAGCTGTTCCAATTAGAGATTACGCAAAGAATCCAGACGGAACAAAACAGTTAGTAACAATAATCACATCAAAAAGACAAAGATATCAATTCTTGTCTAAAGAATTTATGTAATAGGTAAAAAATGACAATACCATTAAATGATTTCAATTACATTGCAAGAAAAGTTAGATTTGTAACTGCAAGACCTAACGCTAATCAGTTAAGCGATGAAGATCTAAGGGGTTATATAAACTCGTTTCTTATATATGACTTTCCGCTTCACACACGGTTGTTTTATAATAGACAAATCTTTTCGTTTCAGTTAACGCCAAATGTCGGTGTTTATCCGATAACTACCTTCAAGAACTTGTATTCTAACTTTGAACCGCCTGCTTATGTAGATGGTTATCAAATGCAGTATTATCAAGACGAATCTTCTTTTAATCAAGTATTTGCAAGGTTGAAGTATTCAGTTCAGATAACATCAGGAAATAACCTAGCAGGGCCTTATAACGGTTTCTTTTCATATACACCGATAGAAACAGGTACTTGCGTTATTTCAACTATTGATGTGGCTGGAAATTCACTTACTGCAACTGATAATGGAACTGGAACATTTATTGGTGATGTTTTGCCTGGAAGCACTATCAATTATGATAATGGAGTAATTACCAATATCAATTGGACAGCTGTTATTCCAAATGGAGAGCCTATATATGCATCTGCTAATAATTACACTGTTGGAAGACCTCTTGCTATGCTTTATTTTAACAATGAGTTCAAGTTCTATCCATTTCCAAATAGAGCTTATACCTTTTCAATAACTGCTTATAAGAATCCAAATGAGTTAGCGGTTGGAGGAGGAACTAGCTTTCCAGAACTTAATCAATGGGCCGATGTCATTGCTTATGGAACAGCTCTGAAAGTATTAGCTGATAATCTTGATATGGAAAACTATCAGAAAGTTCAGATTTTATTTGATCAGTCTAAGAGATTAACAGAGAGAAGAACATTAAAACAATTATCAACACAAAGAGTGGCTACTATCTATGGAGATAATCAAAATTATCCATGGGGTTGGTCATATCCATATTTTTAGGAGTAAATTATGCCAGCGCAATTTAATATAACAATACCAACAGGGCCTAAGACATTAGCTGAGACTCACCAGCCGATATTGGATAACTTTGTCCAATTAGATACACAAATTGGCTATGATCATGTTGCTTTAACTTCAGCGACTAATAACGGTAAACATAAGAAACTAACGTTAATTGATCAGGTTGGAGATCCTGCGGCTGTTGCTGGGACTGGTATTATTTATACAAAGACAGTCGGCGGTGCATTAAACGCTTATTATAGATATCCTACTGGTCAGATAGTTCCTTTAACTGGTGGAGGGGTGACAAGTTGGTGTGATTTCACAGTCGGAGCGCTAGGTCTTCAGGTAATAAACAATAATTTTAATGTTGTTTCAGTGACCCGTTTAGTGAATAACCTTTTTGATATAGCTTTTACTAATCCACTATCAGTAGCTACATATGGTGTTCATGTCACATCTTCTAGAAATGATATATTCTGCGGAAGCGGGATAACAAGAACTATCAATCATTTTGTAATTACTTTAAGTAATGCTTTTAATGGAATGACTGTTACAGCATCAACAATAGGCGGATAAAATGTCTAAACTATTCATAGGGCCATACAAGACAGGACTACAACTTAATTTAGAGCCTTGGCTTATTAATCAAGAAGCGTTTGTAGATCTTTTTAATGCCTATGTATGGAGAGGCAGAATAAAAAAGAAACAAGGTACTATATTACTTAGCAGGCTTCAAAAGCTAGGTTCTACCATTCCAAACGCTCTAGGTAATACTATAGCTCCTCATACTTCTTTTACAGGAACGTTAGCGGCTGGAAACCTTCCTGTTTCTCCAGGATCTGTTGTTATAGCAGTTGGCGCTTTAACATTTACTGATAACGGAAATGGTACATTAACATCTCCAGCTGTTAATTCTAATTATGGAACAATAGATTACGAAACTGGAGTGATTAATTTATTTTTTGACCCTGCTTTAGGTGGGCCTACTGCTGTCAATGTAACAGCGGTTAGTGTTTTGCCAAAGCTTCCTGTTATGTCAATATCAACTAGGGAGGAAGACCCGATCAATCAAGAGCAGACTATTGCTTTTGATACTGATTTTTCATATCAATTCAATCAAGGTTCTCAGTTATTTGAAGATGTTTCTTTTTATAAAATGACAGCTCCTGCTAATCCTGTTGTTTGGACTGGAACTAATTCAGATTTTTTCTGGACTACAAATTATTATAGAATAAATTCAAGAAATATATTTTGGGCAACAAACAATATAGCAGGAAATCACAATAAACAAATCAGCGATATAGCAGATGATGGAGGTTTTGTTCAATTTACTCTAGCAGCAGGTCATGGATATATAGTAAATGATGTGGTTTATTTAGATGAGATATCACTAGCTGCTGCTAGCGGTTATAATGGACTAACTGGAACAGTAACAGCAGTTGCAGCAACAACTATTACCCTTAGCATTGCTTTTATTGCAGGAAGCAACGGCGCATCTGGTGGTTATGTATTTGGATTATCCAGAACTATAAATGGCGATGGAATCAGATTCTACGATGGTTTCGGTGGTGGTCTTGGATGGACTAATTTCGCTCCGCCTCTGCAAACATATAATAAAGTAGCAGGTTCTGCTATAAACTACCTTTTTGGGGCTTTAATCTTAATTCCATATAAGAACCGGCTTCTTGCATTTAATACAACTGAAGGCCCTGTTGGTGGTCTTGGAAGTAATTTTAAAAATAGAGTCAGATGGTGTCAGAACGGAACGCCTTTTTACGCCAATTCCTCAACACCGCCAGTAGCAGGAGAGCAAAGACCTGGAATTTCTTGGGTTGACGATACCGTTGGAAAAGGGGGATATATTGATGCACCGACAACTGAGGCTATTGTATCCATAGCTTTATACAAAGATACTTGCATTGTGTTTTTCGAGAGATCTACTTGGCAGCTACGATATACAGGAAACGAAATACTTCCTTTTGTATGGGAAAGAATTAATGAGCAGATGGGAGCTGAATCAACATTTAGTCCTATATATTTTGATGAAGGGGTTTTAGCGGTCGGAGATAAAGGTATAGTTACTGCTAACTCAACGAATGTAGAAAGAATTGATGAATACATACCAGACTTAGTTTATCAAATACATAACGATTCAGCAGGAGTTACTAGAGTCCATGGAATAAGAGACTTTCAAAAGAAAATATGCTATTGGACATATCCAGATCAAGGTACTGGAACTATATTTCCTGATAGATTGTTAACCTATAATTATGAAGATAAATGTTACTCTATATTTGATAATTCACATACCTGTTTTGGAAATCTTCAATCAACAGATAGTATTATTTGGGATTCTCCTTATCTTTGGTCATCTGATTTAACATGGGATAGCGGTAAATCTCAATCTTATTATCCTAATATTGTAGCTGGTAATCAAGTTGGTTTTGTTCATTATTTTGATAAAGATCCAGTTGTTAATGATATAAGCATGGATTTAACGGGAATAACAAACGCATCCCCGCCAGTTGTTACAGTCAACAATCACAATCTTAAAACTAATCAATATGTAAGAATACTAAATACTACTGCGTTTGGTGTTGCTGTTGTAGGGGAATCTCCAAGACCTAACCCGCTACTAACACCACCACTATTGCCGCCTACAATAATACCAGCTGGTTCTACGTCTTTTTCAGGATCTTTGATTAACACTGGTCTATTTCCTGCAACATTAGTTGCAACAGTTGGAGCTGACGTATTTATTGACTTGGGAAATGGAACATTAAGCGGAGGAACTGGAGGTTCTACTGTAGATTATGATAGCAGCACTTTTGTTGTTAATTTTGCCGCTCTTGCGGTTGATACTGCTATTACTGTTGATTATACATACAATGATTTAAATTTTAGGGTTTTCCAGATAACAAGAGTAAATGCAAATACTTTTAGTTTAAATGATCAGGATTTCTCATCATTTGGAGCGCCTTATTTAGGTTCTGGAAACATTCAAGTAATTGATAATTTTAGAATCAAATCAAAAATTATTAATCCATTTCTTCAAGAAGATCTAGAAGCAAGAATAAATTATTTAAATGCTTATCTGACAACCGACGCTCTAAATTTTAAATTGAACACTTATGCAGATGATAATAGCACTTTAGTAATAGATTCTTTAACAGCGTCAAATACTAACTATTATGGATTTGTCTCAGATAAAACATGGAACAGGATTTATCCAAATGTTACGTCTTCTTTCTTTCAGCTTGAATTTACGTTAGATGACGCTCAGATAAAAGATTACTTTAACGTTAACCATAACTTTGAACTTCATGCATTAATAATTGATGTTAATAAAGGAGCTAGACTTCGATGACATTTGCTCCTGTTAACGCTCTTCAGCCGCCTCTTGATGAAAACGTTTCATTCCCAAGCGAATGGGAAAAGTTTCATGAGCAGATAACTAGACGTTATAGAGATGTAACAAGAGCTGTCAATGATAAAGAAAGAGCTTTTTATCCGATAGAAACTGAGATTCTAAATTCTCAGAATTGGTTTAATACTAATAATACCCAGCAATATAGAAGCGCATTTAGAAAGGTATTTAACTTTGGAGCTATTGCAACTGGAGCTACTTTAAATATAACGCACGCAATAACTGATATAACAATCATTACGAGGCTTTATGGTACGTGTATTTCTGATATTATTGATTATAGACCTATTCCTTATTCATCTGTCACAGCAGCGAATCTAGGGATAGAATTAGTGATGACTTCTACTACTATTTCTATAATTAATGGAGCAGCAGCTCCGAATATAACAAGTGGAATTATTGTAGTTGAATTCCTCAAAAATTGAGATATCTATTGAAGATAAATTAGCATAAAAATAGTTTTAAGCTAAGAGAGAGGATAAAATATATGGCACTTTTTGATTTTTTGTTTGGTAAAAAAGGTGGTTTCGAACAGACACCTACAATGAATCCGCAACAACAGCAATTATTACAGCAGTTATTGGGTGGTCTTGGCGGAGCAACTGGTGCTGGAATGGGATTTCTTCAAAATCTACTTAGCGGTGATACTTCTAAGTTTGAAGCGCCATTGATGAGACAATTTAATGAACAGACGATTCCTCATCTTGCTGAACAGTTTTCTGGAGCAAATGCACAAGGTTCTTCAGCTTTTGGTCAAGCATTAGGTTCTGCTGGAGCAGGACTAGCTCAAGATCTAGGAGCATTAAGAGGCGGACTTCAAATGCAGGGACTTGGTCAACTTAGTAATTTTCTGAATCAAGGTCTAGGCGCTAAATCTTTTGAATCAATATATAGACCAGGAACTAGCGGTTTCATGGGTGGTCTTGCACCTGCTTTAGGACAAGGTCTTGGAATGGGATTATCAGGAGGAATGAGTGGGGGAATGGGAGGATTACTATCAATGCTTCAAGGATTATTAAGAAGTGGCGGAAAAGGATTGAGATCTGGAGAAATGTATAGTCCAAAAACTGGATATCAATTAGCTGATTAAGGAGAATTTATGGTACAGATATTACCGCAAGAACAAAGTTTTGGAGATCTATTAGGCGCTGGAGTCGGATCTGGTGTTTCAACTGGACTGCAAGGATTATTAAAGCAATTTACTGAAGAAAGACAGTTCAATAAATTATTAGGAACTCTTGGAATGGGAACAACTGATAATTCTAAATCTCAAACAAATATACAAAATCAAACAAATCAAGGAACAGCACAAGTAGATTCTCAAACTCCTACAGAATTTAAGCCGCCATATAATCAACAAAAAGCAATAGCATTATCAGTACACCCAAATGAGAATATCCAAAGAGCTGGAAAAGCAATGCTTGAACAAAACAAGGCTGCATTTGATCAATATAAATTTGAGCATAAATTAGAATCACAACAAAATATTGCTAATAAGAAATTAGCTTTTCAAGAGACCAAAGATACAAGAGAAGCAGTAGATAACGCTTATAAGAACACCTTAGAGACAAATACTATCTTAAAAAAAATGGATAAATTAAATGAAGGTAAATTAATTTCTCCAGCAACTGACGCTTTATTCGAAAAAATGGGAGTTCCAATATCTTTATTAGGAGACCCGAATTCTGAAGAATTTCAAAAGTTATCACAAAATCTTATGAAAGGTGTTACTCAATTTGGAAATAGAATATTACAAGTTGAGTTTTCCAATTTTATGAAGCAGATTCCGACTTTGAAAAATTCTGCTAAAGGTAGAAAATTGATTATCAAAAATATGCTTCTTTTAAATGATATGAATATTGCAGCATATAATGCGAAAAAAGATATTTTAAAAGAAAATAAACAAATACCTCCTTTAGATTTGTTCGATCAGATTCAAGAAAGAATTCAACCTGAATATGATAGAATACAAGATGAAATGATTAATCCTCCAAAAGAACAAAAAACATTCAAATTTCAGAAAGTAAATCCTGGAACAAAAATTACTGAAGATATCGTAGATCAATTGTTACAGAAATATAACAACGATCCTAAAAAAGCAGAGAACGCAGCTAAACAATTAGGATATAGTTTTTAATATGGCTAATATTTTTGAAGAAAGAGCTTTAAGACAAAATAATCAAACAAATAATATATTTGAAGATAGATCCTTACAAAATCCTGAATTTAATAAAAAACCAGATACAGGAAAATATTTTGTAAAAGGTGCTGTAAAAGAAACGTCAACATTTCCTCAGAAAATTCAAAATGTAGTTTCAGGACAACCAGTTTTAAATTCATTATTAGAATTACTTGGATTAGAAAAAAAACAAGATTTAATGAAAGAAACTGTAACACAACCATTTGAAAATTTAGTGTCACAAACTTTGGAAAAAAAAGCGCCTAGTTCCGAACAAACTCGACCTTATGAAGAATATGGTCAAAGATATGCTCAGCAAGCACCATTTAATCCTTTATTAGGTTTATTAACTGCAGGTAGTGGTCAGATAGCTAAAGAAAAAGGTTTTGGGCCAGTTGGACAAGCTGTGGCAGAAATAGTAACAGGTGGTGTTGGTGATTTTGCCAAAAATTTAATGTCTAAAGGAATTACTCCTCCAAAAGATTTAAAAGATTTATATAATTTTGGAAAATCTATGGGAATAAGTGATAAAAACATGACTCCGCTTATGCAATCTGAACGGAAAATAAAATGGATATCGAAATTAGCACAAAAAGGGAAAAGAGCAAATGAAGCTTTAAAGGGAACTCATGAGGCTTTGGGTGAGACTTATAAAAATATTTTAAATTCTGCTGATGCTCAAAAAGCATTAAATCCAAATCAAGCAATGAAGTTTGCAAATCATGTAAAAAAATTAACTTCTACTATGCCATATGATCTACGAGAAGCAATAAGAAATGACGCATTTGAATTAGCGAAAAATGGATTTAAAGGTAATGAATTAATGAATTTTTGGAAAGATATTGGATATCAAGTTTCTCAAGGAAATAAAGAGTTAGGAATTTTAAAAGAACCAATTGCAAATGCTTTAAGAGATATCAATCCTAAGTTGGGTCAAGATTTTGTAAAAATAAACAATTTATATAGTAGATATTACGATATTATAAAAGCTATGAAACCCTCTTTATATACTGAACTAGAAAATGGCGGAAAATTATTATATCTCATTAAAAACTTATGGTTTTTTAATCCAAAAGCCTTAGCTGGAGAAGGGGTTTATCAAGGAGCAAAATCTTTTGCTAGAGAAACACTTATTAATCCTAAATTTCAAAACATTACTAAGAAATTAATTTCTGCATTAAATAAAAATAAATATTCATCTGCAAATATGATTTTTCAAGAAATGAATAAAGTAATAAAAAAGGATAGTCCAGAATTAGCTGATGAATTAAAAGATATTGATTTTACTGATTTGGAGAAAAATCAATCAGAAAAGAAATAGCTTAATAAATAAAATAAAATAGCTGCTATTGGCATCCATAAAATAAACATCTTATTTCTTTTCCTCTAATTTTTCTACTTTGACTTCTAATTTAGCTATTCTTTCTTTTGTATCCATTATGTTATTCATTATCATGTAAAATCCTGTGATTAAAGCTAAATAAACTCCAATTTTTTCCCAATTAACTTTTTGCATGATGAACACTCCAATATATACCCCACATAAGGGTAACTAATGAAAATATATAAACTCTTAACATACATCTCTCCTAAAATGGTATCTCTTCTTCTTTAATATCAAGGCTTTCAAAATCATCTTTTTTCACGCTATCTTTAACAGAAGGTTCATTTAAAGAAATATTATCTTCCATCGCTTTCTTTTCGATAGCTGCAATACATTGTCTGCTGAACTCTTCGTTAGCTTTTTTGGCTATAAGCGGGTCGTTATTAACAAATCTGTAATAAGGAAAGTATTTAGTCTCTCCGTCTTTCTCATATTTCTTGGATGGAAAGTTAACCCATTTCCTATCATTTTTACGAAATAGAGTAAGATCATAGAGTTCTATTCCCCATTTATCAACTATTACGCTAAAAACTCCCATTATTGAGCCTTTATTTATTGGTGTATATTTTGTACATATAATCATTTATTTGCATCCTTAGCCAATTCTACTGGCATAATATTTTTCATAATCATTACAGCTTTTATTACTGCAATTTCTTTATTTACATCTGACAGAGATTTATCTACTGAATTAAATTTAGAGTTCATCCAAATTATAGATGTTAAAATTCCGCCTAAAATTATTACTGTATCTACATGTTTTTTAAATAAATCCATTTTATTTCTCCTGTCTTTTCTTTATAATTTTTTCAATTTTTTCCTTTACACAGTTATATACAAATTCATTCATGCTCATATTCAGTTCTGCTGACACTATTTTAATCTTCTTATGGTCTTCTTTGTGAAGATAAAGAAGGAATCTTTTTATATTTTCATTCATAACTACATTATACTATTAAAATATCATTTTCTTCCAGCTTTATTTGAATTAAAAAAACATAAATATACTTTGAAGAAAAGCTTATATCGGAGGATAAAATGGCTAAATATAAAACACAAAGAATACAAGCATACGGTCTAACACAGGCTTTACCTGTTATGCCACCTATGCCAATCGTTGCTCAAAGAGCGCCAACAGTACTAGACTTAGGTTACGAAATAGGAACTATCTGGGTAGACCAAGTCGGCGGTTCTACTTACATTCTAATCTCTAAATCAGCAGGCGGAGCTACATGGTCTACTTCTGTCATCGGAGCAAATCTTGCAGTAGCAGGTACAATTACAGCAGGAACAGGCATTACATCAACCGTTGGAAATATTACCGCATCAGCAGGAAACTTTGTTGCTACTTTAGGTGATATAGTAGCTTCTGCTGGAGATATAGCTGCAACTTTAGGTTCTGTAACAGCAGGAACTTTTGTTTTAGCAGGAACAACTATTACAGCAACACTTGGCGATATTACAGCTACTGACGGAAATATTGTTTTAGGAACAGCGGGAAATAAAATCATGAGTACTAGTGTAGGAACACTTCCTGCTGCTGGAGCAAATTCAGTCGGATCGGTAACCTTAGCTGCTGGGACTGCAACTGTCGCTACTACTTCAGTAACAGCTAACTCATTAATATTGGTTTGGAGACAAAGTATTGGAGCAACAGGTGCTGCTGCAATTGGAGATATTTCGGTTGGAACAATCGTTGCTGGCGTAAGCTTTGATATCAATGCTTTAGACCCTACTGATGCAACAGCAGTAATTGCTACTGATGTTTCAGTTGCTGGTTATATGATAATTAATTAATAAAAAAAACCCGCCAATTTTTAGTCAGCGGGAAATCACTGCTTGGAACGGTATTTCTCTTCTATTCCTGAGCTTTTTTTTCTTCTTCTTTTTTCTTAGCAACTGAATCGATAACTTTTTCGATCTCTTCTTTCATATAATTAACGATTTTAAGATTTTCTTCTATTGAGTTTTGAACTGGAAATATAAATTCATATATTTTTGTAGAATCGATAATAATATATCTGCCAACGGATTCAGCAATTATTCTCTTAGATGGAGTTGCATTTTCTTCTTTAATTTCTTCAACCATTTTATTTTCCCCTTTTTATTAGCAATACCTTTAATCAGTTGCTAATTGCAGATGTATTTTTTTGGAAATTATTTGTCAAACATCAAAAAGATATTGCTTCAATATTCGCATAAAAATACATCTGAGATTAGGAACAAAGATATAGGACTGAGCCAAAATAGCTCATACAAAAAGGAGTCCTTAACAAAACAATTTAGAGGTAATAAATGGCATATCCAAAAAGAGCAATAGTAGATCCAGTAAGAACACTTGGATTTGCGGCAATCGGGGCAGCTTATGCGCCAATTGGAACACCAACTGCTAGCTTTGCTAGACAAATCAAATTAATCAATCTTACAGACGCAGATGTCGCAATCTCAATTGATGGCGTAAACGATCATTTCATATTAACACCAACCGCTCCTGGAAATGTAGACACATTATCTTTCTGCTCAAATAGAACTACTATCGAGAACTGCTTTCTAGCTGAAGGCACACAATTTTATGTTAAGGATGTAGCAGCAGCTACAACATCAGGCTCAGTTTATATTCAAGTTTTAAGATAAGAGGATACAATGCCGTTTTTCGATAAAAGCCCTTTAGCTTATCCAGCCAATAGTTTTACTCCAATAAGACGTTATTTTGATGACAGATCACCAACCATTGCTGACTACAAACAGTTTCAGGTAGGCGATGAATGGTTAGATACTGCTTTAAACGAATGGTGGAAGTTGAACTATCGAGATGCAACACAAGGTATTTGGTCTCACATGACAAATGCAACAACTGGAGTTGAAACCATTACTGGAGATGATGCTGTAATTGTCTCAGGAGATGCTGGAGGAAACTTAAATCTAGTTGGCGGAAATAATATAACCACTAGCGGAAACGCTGTAACATTTACAGAAACTATAAGCTTGACTGGAACTACTGATCATGCAATTCAAATCGGAAATGCAACTGGTAGTTTAACTTCAATTGCAGTTGGCACAGATGGACAAATTCCAATAGGAGCAACTGGTGCTGATCCAGCATTTGCTACTCTAACTTCAACAGATGGAACAGTTACATTTACTCCAGGAGCTAATACATTAGATTTATCAGCATCAGGGGCAAACGTTGCTCAAGACCAAATCTACTACGTAGGAAAACATGGAAATGATGGAAATACTGGACTTAATATAGAACAAGCTTTCTTAACATTTGGAGCGGCTAATGCTGCAGCTCTTGCCTTAGTTCCATCGGCAGTTAATCGATTTGTTCTTAAATGCTTTGACGAAGGTATTTATACAGAAGATATTACCTGTAACGCTTTTGTTGACATAGAAGCTAGCAACGCAACTCTTACAGGAGTTATAACATGCAGTGACGATTCAGATGTTAAATTTCACGCTCTAAATGTAGCTACAGGTACTATTGGAGTTGTTAAGACTGCTGGAGCTGGAACTTCTAGAGTTGATATCGATGTGGTTACTTGTGATGGAACTGGAATCGGTTTTGCAACAATCTCTGGAATATTGATGTGCAAATGGAAAACTCTAACTGTAGTTGATGGATTCGGTATTGGCGATATAACTTCTGCAACTGGTCATATGCATTTATCAGGCGGGGATATTTACATAACTGGAACTGGAACTGGTATTGCAAGAGCATTAGCAGGTTCAACGGTTGGTCATGTAGATCATATATTAGATACTGGAGCTGGAACAACATTTGCTATTCAGGTTTTTGATGGAACAATTGATATCAATGTAAACAAGATAGATTGCGACAATGCTTATAATGTTAGTGGTGCTACTTCAATATTAAGATTATTTTGTAATGAAAGTATTGGAACTAGAACTATAGCATTAG